GTGGCGAGTTCAACTATCACGGCTTCCAGACACTGGCTCATGCCTATCGGTGGGACAACGTGGTGGATGTCTGCGGGCCGTGCTTTGACAAGCTCAGGAAGGAAGCAAGCAAGGCAGACCGCGACGCCCATGAATCGAAGCTCCAGCGGTTTTTCGATGCCGTGAAGAAGTGGAGGCCGCAATCGATGGGCGACTTGTCCAAGTTCGATTCCGTCTGCCAATGAGAGCAATCATGTGCAATCCATCTCCCTGCGTCAACGCATCGGAATATATCCAAAGAAGCCCGCTACAACTGTGGAGGAAGGATGCTGACCCCCCTCGAACAGCGTGAGGTGCTCGACGCAGCCAAGCGCATGGCGACCATGTTCGTGCGGGCACGCATGGGAGAGGAGCGGGCCAAGCTCAACGCCGAGCCGCAGTCACGCTTCGACAGCATGCGCAGGCGGGCAGTCGAAGAATTCAAGGACTTTCTGAAGGAGTTGTAACCTTGAACAACCAGCTACGCAGGATCATAGAGACAACTCGCAGGGCTTGGAACTTGCCCGCGCGCAGCTAACATGCCGTGGGCTTACATTCTCCGCCTTCTTGGCCCGGGGTTGCTTTGGGGCAAGTCTCAAGAGCAACTGAGCCGCGCGATTGCACAGGCCCACAGCGACAACCGCCCGGAGGCAGCCGAGCACCTTCAGACGCTGCTTAAGCTGCGCAACCGGGTGATGTTTGAGGATACGAAGCCGCCTCAGCGTTGAGGCGCGGACTCGCGCAGGATGTCGGCCTCGATGTCCGGACCGGAACCTGACTTCGGAGCCTCACCTTCGATGTCAGACTCGATGCTCAGCGTTCCCTCTGCCGCCGGAGCGGGGAAGACTGAGGACGCAGCTCCGGTGACTGCCCCGCTCTCCGCTGCTGAAGCCCGCACCGCCTTAGGCGCTGCCCGGGCCGCTTGGTCTTCCAGCATCTTGACCACCGAAGCCACCTCGTGCGGGTCTTTGGACATGAGCATCCCGGCCAGCTTCTCAGCGGTCTTCTCTGAGATCTGCCCGCTGCGGATAGCTCCTGCGGCCAACCCCGTCAGAGATGACCAGAAACCGCCTGTGACTGCCCGGGCGATGGCATCCCCGACCGGGGACTGCTCGTCAAACTGCTCGCGCATCTGCATACGCTTACCCGTCTGTGAGCCGCCGAGGATCTGGTTGGCCTGATGGAACAGCTGCGCCTCACGCTCCAGCGCCGCCTTGAACAGGTTGAACTCTCCCGCGCTGTTGAACAGCGGCTGTAGCTTGGCTTGCATCTCGGGCGAACCGATGATCCTCTGCGCCGCGTTGAAGTTCGAGCTCGGGTTCATGATAGTGCTATACATCTGGCGCGACACCCCGGTGCGGAACGCCTCCTTCTCAGCCGAGCTCATCTTCGCGATGGTTCGCATCACCTGCTCGTGATCCATCCGACCGAAGTCGTTCAGGCCTCGCCGCATAGCGTCTTGCAGCTCAGCTCCGCCCGCGTAAATACCCCGGGCGAGCTCGTAGTCCGGTACCGCCTTGTCCAGGGCTTGCAGGAACTTGTTCTTCTCTTGCACGTAGACACGACCCAGCGCGGTCGTCTTGCCGGTGAGTGCGTCGGTCTCTTTCTCGATGAGCGTGTCCAGACCCCGCTTTACTTGGTCCAGCACCTCCACGGTGGGTTTGCTGGTGTCCAGCTTACGCCCCTCCGCAGCCAAGAGCCTTTCCGCCTCCGTCATAGCCTGCTTGAACTGCGGCAGCTCCATGAACTTGAGCACTTCTGGGTCGGAGACCTCTCCGTAGGCGTAAGCCTTCTTGTACGCGGGGCCTGCCCGGGCTGACATCTCCTTGCTGAGCTTTTCCAGGTCGTCGTAGTAGTCGCCAGGGTTCAGTCCCTTGACCATCTGCTGGTGGGTGCGCTCCTTGGCGCCCAGTTTCTGCTGCCCCAGCTTCTCTTCGATCGTCCGAGCCCCCGCTCCCGTGCGCTGGGCAACCGTTTCCGCAAGGTCCGTCAGTCCCCGGTCGACGTTGGCTACCACGGACGGCACCCCTAGGGCGCGGTCGGATGTTACACCCCGCTCGATGTCGCGCGGAGTCATCTTCGACTCTCGCAACGCGCGGTTCATCTTGTCAGCCGCACGCTCGGCAATGTAACCTGACGTCGGTGCAAGGCGCTCACGCAGCCACTGAGCTGCTCCCGAGGCGCCACGCATACCGAGCGGGATGGCCGTGCCTAGCAGGCCCCCCGCAACGGCTCCCGAGCCCGCTCCGCTCAGCCGAGAGTCTTCAGCGCTGCCCGCACCGGACACCGCACCCGTGGCTGCGCCCGTGGCTGCGAGCCGCGCCAACCCACCCATCGTTGAGCGCCCGAGGGCCGCTGCACCCGCAGCCTGCCCACCCGGGACCATCATCATGACCGCGCCGGGGGCGAACCCGCCCGCAAACTCTCCGGCGGAGGAGGCTACCGGGTGCTGCTCAGAGTAGGCTCCGTACTCCTTGCGGATACGGTTTAGGGCCGACTCGTAGTCCTCGTTGCCCAGCTTGGACCGGAGCCAGGCCTCCGCCTCGTCGCCCCAGCCCATGCCCAGACCCTGGCCGAGCGTAGCCCGGGCAAACCCAACGTAGGGGTTGACGTTTTCTGCCATCACTCGAGCTCCTGAGCGGCTGCGGGAACAGTTTCTCGGTAGAGCCCCTGGGTGATCTCGTTGAGCCGCTTCTGCTGCCGCTCGCGAGTGACCTTGAGAGCCCGGAACGCATTCTTCATGATGATCTCACGCTCCTGTCGGCTCTTGGCGCCAATACCCTGCAGGTCAAGCATGATCTTGCGCTCGCCCTCGGTCGGGTTGCCGCCGAAAGCAGACCTGAGACCGGCGAGCGCCTTCTCGGCCAGCAGGTTCTCCTGCTCCCGGGTGGCCACCACCTTGGGGTTGGTAGAGCCTGCAGCCTCCAGCGCCTTGCGCTGCACGATGTCCAGCGCCGAGTTGTCGAAGGTGTTCGGGTTCAGCTGGTAGGCCCGCTTCAGTGCGGTCATAGCCGCGTCCGTTGCGCCGATCAGGTCTTCGGTCTCGGCCTTCATCTTGACCTCGCCCGGGGTGAGCTTCGAGGCTTGTTCCTTAACCTGCTGGAACTTCGCCTGCGCGAGCAGCGCGTTCGCTTGCGCGACGTTCATGCTGGACAGCGTGGCCGTGATCTGCGCCAACTTAGCGTCGACGCCTGTTTGCGCGATCTCAGACACCCGCTTCTGGAACTGCGGGGTGCCCGGGTGCAGACCTTCGTCTTGCGCCTGCTTGCCCGCTGCAGACTGAGGCTCTCCGGACTTGACGTAGTCCTTGATCAGCTCGGAGGTGATAGCTCGCTTGTCCTTCATCTCCTCCGCCGTGAGCGTGCGCAGCGTACCGAGCTCGTCCTTCGCAGCGGACATGCGAGCCTCTTGCCCCTTCAGCCCCAGCTGCAGCTTCATGGCTTCGGTCGCCTTCTGAGCCTCGCGCGTCTCCTTGGTGTGCTCTTGCAGCACCTTGCCGACGTTGCCCACAGTCTCCCCAAAGGTGCCCGTGCGCGTCGGCGCTCCGAACGCAGACGCTAGGCGGAAGTACATCTCCGCCTTGGAAGGTGCGTTGCTCTCCTGGGAGGAGATCGCATCCGTCAGCATCTTGTTGAATGCGTTGGTCTCCAGGTCCGCTTTCGCCCGGGCCTGCGCGAGCTCGGAGCCGTACATGCTCCCGCCCGGGATGTACTTGGTCAGCAGGGCGGTCAGGTCCGTGCCCGTGGGTTGAGGCGGCGTGGCGGAAGGCTGGTCCGGCTGTTGCGCCATGTACTCGTCGACCCCCGGTCCAGCATCTGTCACAGTCCCGCCCGCTGCGTACTTGTGCTTCACTTGCGCGAGACCGCCCCGTGCGTAGCCGATCTTAGCTTCCGGCCGGGAATTCTCCAGGTAGGTGTTGATACCCTGCATGATGTCCGGGTTGGCGAGGTTGCTCCAGTCGTGGGCGAACCCTTGCGCGTTGTACGCCAGGGACCTCGGACTGATGCTCTGCACGTAGGCTGAGTATGTGGCCGGGTCCATGCCCAAGATCTGAGCCATGTTCTCATCGCTCAGACCCATGGAGGTCTGCGCCCCGGTCAGGTAGCCCATCTCGTTCGTCGCGTAGGGGTCGAAGTCGCCGTTGAAGTTCCACGTGCTTCTGCCTGTGGCAACTCCCGGCCCAATCGGCTCCGTGCCGAGCAGGTCCGCGGTCGTGTAACCGAAAGTGTAGGGCGCGTACTGCTGATTGATGAACGAGCGAGCGGCTGCAACCTGGTCCGGCGCCAGCTGTCCGGTGTACGAGGTCTGCATCGGCAGCGACCGAGCCACAGAAGCGGTGGGGGCAGTCGTCGAGGCGGAGGAGCCCGCGCCCAGGTCCACCCCATGCTCTTGCAGGTAGCGGCGAGCTTCCTCGGTAGAAACCCCGTTGGCTGCAGCCCACTGATCCAGTCCGACACCGTACTGTTGCGCAGCGTTGTAGATGTTCTGCAGCGATGCGCCTTCCGACAGCAGACTGCGCTGCGCGTCAAGGATCTGCTGGTTGGTGTAGGTGGGTGATCCTGCACCCGGCGCTCCGGGAGGCAGGGGGCCGACGAACCCCGGGCTATAGGTGTTCGGACCCGCTCCGCCCCCGGCAGGGCTCATCAGCGTCGCGGGGAAGCTGGCGTCCGGTCCGCTACCATAGGTGACCGGAGTAGCCGGGGTGGCAGGCGCGTACGCAGAAGGCAGGTAATTGGTCTGCGACAGCTGCCCACCCCAACGGCTGCCCGTGGCGTTGTAGATGTCCTGAGGGGAGACGTTGTACTGCTTCTCCGCGGACATGATGTCTTTGTATGACAGGCTGGGGTTCTGCACCAGTGCGGCCTGGATCTCGCTAGCCGAGTGCGCTGGCTGCCTGCCGAGGTTCGTGCCCATTGCGTTGCGAACGTCAAAGTCGCTGAGCCCGAACAGGGACTTCTTCTCTGCAATCTGCTGCGGCGTGGCGTTCGGGTTGGCCGTCATCCAGTCCCGAATAGCGGTGTTCATACCTTCCATACCAATACCCCCCGGGGTCATCGCCGCTTGCGCTGCAGGGGTGAAGGTGTAGGCTGTGGAAGGCGTGTTGCCCGGCGTCTGGAACTGCTGCTGCATGTACATCGGGGTATTGCCCAGCCGCCCCTTGTACTCAGCCTGATAGGCGTCGAACTTGGGCGCAGCGACGTCGTACGCCGCTTTGTCTGCCGTGTACGCGGCCTTCTGCTCCGCAGTCGCGCCCGCACCGAGGGTCGCCGGGGTGGTGGGCGCGATCCCCACCGTCGGGGTGCTGACGCCGTACTGCTGCATCAGGCGGTCGAGTTCGTATCCCATAGCAGATCCTTACTGTCCGAGCGAGGACAAGCCCTTGTAGGTGTACATTCCGGATGCGAGCTGCGACAGCGGCGAGGCGGAGTAGGCCTGCCCTGTAGAGCCGCCCGAGCCCGTCGTGGTGGTCGGTACGCTGGGAGCCATACCCCGCACCTGCGCGTTCAGCCAGTCGAGCTGACTCTTCGGATACTGCTGTCCGGCAGCGTACTGCTGGTAGGCTGCGTCCAGCTGCTTTTGCATCTGCGCCTGCTGCGACGTACCGGCAGCCTCCAGCGCAGCTACATCCGCCGTACCCATCCGCTGCTGCTGGTCAGCCATGGAGGCGATGGAGTTGAGCGCGGACGCCTGACGGTTGATATCCGTGGAGGCCAGCTGCCCCGCCGTGGAGGCCAGCTGCCCCTGGCGGGAGAGGTCCGTCTGAGCCGCGCCGAGCGCCTGCCCATAGCCCGCTTGCAGCGCCTGGGCTTGCTGGTTGAGGATACCCTCCTGGGTGTCGCGCAGCGCCCGGGAGCCGAACTCACCCATGCGCCCGGAGCCGAACTGCCCCGCGCGGATGAAGGCGTCGCTCACCCCGGGCAGCAAGTTCTCCGTCAGGTTGCGAGCGCCCTGCTTTGCGATGACGTTCAGCACACCTTGAGTGTAGGGGCTCATGTATTGACCGACGTTCTGGGCCGAGGTCTGCGCCGCCTGCGCCATGTAGGGTTGCGCGGCAGACTGAGCGGCGTCGGTATCCTGGGCGATACTCTGCATCCCCGCCTGCGCCACATTCATACCGGGTTGCCAGACCCCCTGATTCTGCTGCACCCGCTGGTAGGCTTGCTGCTGCAGCGGAGAGAGCTCCGCCACCGTCGGCATTGCGTACGGCTGGAACGGCGAGTTGGCGACGTTGGTCGCCCATTGGATCTGGTTGTAGATCGCGTCCTGCATCCACTTCGGGGTCTCCGTGGATGAGGTAGTGTACGAAGTTGCCGTCTGCGGCGTACCAGAGAACAGTCCAGCCATTTCAGTTGGCCTCCTTCAAGTATTGTAGCGGAGATTTGGCGTTCGGGCTGAATTTCCCACGCGCCAGCGCCCGCCCTTTCTGCACCCGGATGTTGTGACGCATCTCATCCAGGCGACGAGCCCCTTCTTGCGTGGAGCCGTCGCCTAGCAGCGCCACGGTCTCCGCATCCATAACGTACTCACCGTCGGACAGCCGAGCGTCGATGGTGTCTGCCCGCCCTGAGCCCGCGCCCCGGGCCAGCTGCATGAGCGGCCCGCCGTGAGCGTAGCGCGGAACCGTCTGGTTGTACGCTCCGCCGGTGATCTGCGGCCAGTATTGAGACATGTACTGGCTCAGACCCAGCCCACGCGCAGCCGCATCCGACTGCATCTTGTTCCAGTCCCACGTGATGCTGGGTCGGTTGAAGTAGGCTTGCTGCTGAGGGGACAGCGAGGACACCGCCGCTTTAACCGGCTGCGGAGCCGACGACAGCGAGCCGAGCAGCGTGGCGCCCATCAGCAACTTCTTGGGATCATTGAGCAGGCTCGAGAGCCCCCCTTCGGGCTTGGGAGTCATGTTGACCTGCGTCGGCTCCCCGGTCCAAGCAGCACCCTGGCCGACAGCAGGCGCAGGGTTCATAGAGCCGATCTGAGGCTGCGTGGGTAGTTCCCCCTGGCTGGCCATCTCCAGCCCGCTCGGGGTGCCGAAGTCGGTCGTACCCGGCGCGGCCCGCATCGCGTCCAGCACCATGTCGGAGGGCTTGGGGGCGGGACCGGTGGGAGGGCGGAAGCCCATCGAAGACGCCAGCCCGGACAGACCGCCACCGATAGCTGCGGTCTTCGGGTCGTAGCCCGCAGTCAGCATGTTGCCGAAGCTAGCCCCACCCGCTTTGACTGCTTCATTACCGCTGGCACCCCCGAGCTCGCTACCTAGGTAGGAGCCGATAGCGCCCTGTGCCATCCCGGGCAGGAATCCCTTGCCCGTCGCCGCGCCTACAGCGCCGCCCGCCAGCCCCGCACCGAGCAAGTTCTGTGCGCTCTCGCTCAGGTTCAGGTTGAGGCCCGAGTTCGTAGCCGACCCGAGTGCACCGCCCAACCCCTGACCCAGACCCCCGAAGATGGCGCCTTGCAGCGGATTGCCCCCGGTCAGACCCGCCCCGATCGCGCCGGTGACCGCACCCGCAGCGAGCATACTCCCGCCGAGCATCGGAGCCAGATACGGAGCAATGAAAGTCGCCGCGATCGGCACCACTGCCTTCATCAGTCCGCTCAGGAAGCCGTATTCAGGCAGTCCGGTGTGCGGGTTGATGCGACCGCTACCGCCCGCGCGATGCAGCATTTCAGCTTCACGCGGGTTGATGTGTGCGAGCATCGTGTCGCCGCCCCGACCTGCACCCTGCAGCCGCTGGGCCGCCATAGCCAAGCCACCCCGGGCGTACCCTTGCTGCTGGGTGCGGTCTTGCAGCTCGTACAGCGCGGCGAGGATGGAGATGATGACCGTCTGATCGAACTGATCGGGCAGGTCTTCAGGGTCGATGTAGCCGTCAGCGACCGCTGCCCGCTTGATCTCCGGGTACGCCTGCGGATGCGAGAGCGCGAACTCCAGCATCTTGACGAGCTCGCCGATACCTTCCGAGGTCACAGGCATGTCGCCCATGTGCTGTTGCATCGCATCCACAGCCTGCGCGAACTGCGGGTTGGAATGAGCGATTTGCAGAATCTGTTGCTTGTCCATGTCGTTTCAGCCTATGGTTGCGCAGAGCCGCTCTGCCCATTCTTGCCACGTTGAGAACCCGTAAGGGTCCGGGAGCACACCGTTGATGGAGGAGTTGTTGGAGATCTGAATCGCCCACTCCTGCCACTTCACCTCGCTCTGCGGACCTCCGATGATGCCGAACTCGCTGAGGTCTTGCACGGTGCAGCTCGCCCAGTCCAAGAACACCATGCCGGTCGGGCGGGTTATCGTCATCCCAGCCTCGTGCTGTCGCCGGAGCCGATGTGACCGATGATCTGCCCCATCTGGTAGTCACCGCCCGGGGTGTTGCTCTCGAACTTGACACGCAGCTCACGCCGCTGCTCTTTCAGCATCACGATCTGCTCCCGGGGCTCAGTTGCCACCTCTGGGAACTCAAACTTGGCGCTGTACACTTCAGGGGCGCGGGCGTTCGCGCGGCCCGTCACTTGCACATTCATCGGACCGGACTGGATGAAGTCAGGCTCGATGGAGGTGATGCGCAGGCGGGCGTCCTTGCCCTGTACGAGCTGAGACAGGTCGGCGGTCTCGAAGTAGCTCTGGATGGGGTACGAGTTGGTGCCGTCCACTTCGTCGTGCTCTTGCTCGTGGATCCAGACGCGGTACCCGCTGCTGGAGGCCACGCTGTCAACCAGCAGAGGCGCTGCGAATGCGTTGTTGAACCCGCCCGCCGAGCGGCCCGCCGTCGGCAGCTCAGTGTCGTACCAGCAGTTCTCCCGCACGTTGTAGATGATGGCGTGGGTGCACTCCGTGGCGCTAGACCGAGGGTAGCACCACCAGATCTCTCCATAGCGAGGCACCTTGAACGCGAACACCTTGCTGCGCTGCGCGGTGTTGAGCCCGTCAAAGAACCAGTTCAAATTCATTGGGTTGGGTAGGTCGCGCACTACCCCGTTGAACATGAAGAAGCGGTCTACCCCCGCCCAGTAGAACACCCCGTCGTAGTCGACCACGGAGTCCGCAGACATGATAGAGGTGTCGGTGGCGAGGACGTCAAAGCCGAACCCCGTGCTACCGCCGACGAAGCTCGCCCGCACCACAGCATCATAGGCCCAGAACACCCCCGCCGGAGCCGACCCCGCACCCGCACGCAGCGGCATCCCTTTGACGAACTTCTGCCCCCAGGGCTGGGTGATGTTGGAGCCGGGGCTGGAGAAGTCCGTCGGGTCACCCGGCACAGACCAGCCGACGATTCCGCTGGTGCCGTAGTAGAACATGTACGGGTGCAGCGCCACAATCCCGCCCGTGACGCTGGCGGTTGCGGGCAGCGTAGTGACGGCGGTGAGCGCGGCTGTCCCCGTCACGTCTCCGTAGAAGATCTGCCCACCCTGATCGTTGCACAGGCATGACCCGTTCGGAGCCACGTGCGCCACGATACGCATACCGCTGTGCGACAAGCCGTCGTACATCGTCTGGAACATCCAGCGATTGTCGGTGCTCGCAACCAGGGCGCTCGGGGTGCGATTGGAGATGACCGAGCTGTTGCGGGAGCTGTCAATGGTGAACCGCTGCAGGTAGTTGGCGCTGCCCGAGTGGCAGTACTGCAGCCCCATCTGGGTGTAGCTGTGGAACCCTCGGGAGATCTCCGTCAGGTACTTGTTGATGCTGCGGTATCCGCCCATCTTCCGCGGCAGTCCGCGCTGGAACCGAACCCAGCGTCCGTCAGTGTAGAAATCGCCGTCAAACTTCGTGCCGTCCCGCTTGATACCAGCGTTGGAACGCAGCACGATAGTGGACGTAGGCATCAGAAGGTGCCTCCGTCAATCGCTCCGGAAGGCGCTACTCCCAACGCACTCCAGGCGGTGGCCGTGTCCGCAGCGGTGAACAGCGTCGTGCCGATGGAGGTGCCGCCCAGGTTGATCAGCGCCCCGCCCGCCGTGGTCGAGCCCGTTCCACCGTTGACCACGGAGATCGGCGTGGACACGGTAGACGTGTCAGCGTCCACCACGTTGGTCCCGTCGCAGTAGAAGATCGCTCGCGCACCCTGACCCACGAACTCTCCGGTACCAGCAGCCGTCTTGACTTTGAGGGTGTAAGAACCCGTCGTAGAGTTGGACACCCAGTACTGCTGTACCGTAGCGGGCACGATGATGTTGCGGTTACCCGTGAGCAGCCCGGTGAAGTTGTAGGCGATGCGGTTCAGCTCTGTGCCGGACAGGGTGTAGTCGCCCGTGCCCGCAACCGAGATGCTCGTGTAGTCGAACGCGAACACCGCCGAGCGCCCGTAGCCGATCGTGTAATAGGCCGATCCGTCGGTCGCAACGATAGCCGAATCCCCAGGCTGGAAACTCAGAGTGGATGCGCCGTTGATCAGGTCCGAGCCGCCCGGGTCAACCACCAGCGCCCCGGAGCCCGCATTCCGCACGTACAGGAACCAGTTGCTGCCGACCGTGGCGCAGGTAGGCAGGGAGAGCGTTCCCCCCGCATCGGTCCACACGTACATCTTCGCCCGGTCGGTCACACCTGCGGTGTAATCGGAGTTGAACGTGATGATCGGCACCGACTGGGACAGCAGACCGCTGACAGCGACGATACCCGTTCCGGCCAGGGCCGAGGCCTGTGCAGCGGAGCTACCCGCACCGTACTGGAACACTCGCCAGCTGCCGGCTGCGCCCGTGTTGTCGGTCAGGTAGATCTGCCAGGCGTCGCCCGGGTCAACCGACACCAGCTCGGTGCCGTCGGCGTCCTTGACGCTGAAGGCGTAAGACCCGATGTTGTTGAACAGCACAGTCTCGCCCGTGCCGGCCTTCTCCGCCGACGGCATGATGATGGCGAACGGTCCGGAAGCCGCCGTCACGTCCATGATGCGGGTGACGAGGTTGGTGGAGGTTGAGGTCTCTTCCGGCCAGGAGAAGGTCGCGTTCGCAGTCAGGCTGACCGCGCTGTAGCTGATGTCTGCCGGGTAGATGTTCGCGCCGCCAAACGCGTCGGTGTACGTCGTCATGCTTCACTCCGAGTAGCTGCGCGGTCAAGAATGCGCTTCAGGTCTTCGCCGTTGACCGCCTGTGCAGCCCGGTCATACATCGCCTGCCAGGTCTGAATGCGTTCGTCGTTCTTGAGGAACGGGGTGGCTTCCAGCAGCGTGGCGTACAGCAACAAGTCAGGCGCGTAGTCCGTCAGCCAGTTGGTCTGGAAGTCCTCCGCTAGAGGCCTCGGGCGCTCGTAGTAGATGATTTCCAGCGTAGCTGCTGTGCTCGGCGTCGGAACCAGCAGCCAGTGGTTGTAATCGTAGTCAGCGTAGAACTGCGGGGTGCCCGTCTGTGACTCGTCCGGCCAGTACGACCGGCAGTACTCGTACGAACGCCCGAACACGGGAGCCCCGTCCGCAGTCATGGAGACCGTGTCGCGCCAGCGGTCGGGTTTCCGGTAGCTGGCGACGCCGATCTGCAGCGGGGTGGTCACGGCTCGGATGAAGCCCTGGATCTTGAGCTCACGAGCGCAGCGCGTCTCGCCCAGCGAAATCAGCCTGGGTAGCTGCTCGTAGACGAGCGGGTCGTCAGCTTCGGTGAATCCTCGCTCCAGGTAACGGCGTGCGTCTACCAGGAGCGAGTCGTATGTCATCGCATAGCTCATCTAGGCTCCAAATGTTCGGCAGCTGATGCAGCACGCACGTTGAAACAGAATTATAGTTGAATCCGACGTGAATGCCAATTTCTACCTCAGCAGCGCAGCTTCCGCTGCTCTACGGCGCGTCAGACCGGGCATCACCCGCCCTGCGGCCTTATTCCACTTCAAAATCTCCCGTGCTGCTTCCACCCAGTCGCCCTCGTTCACTCTGCGCTTGAGTGTGCTGATGCGGTAGTTGCCGATCCCGCAGTTGTAGACGAAGGAGATCAGCGCAGCAAACCGAGCGTCGGTAGCCTGGGACAGCCCCGGAGACTGCTTGAGCAAGTTCATGGCACACGCCAGCACCTCGCGGGTCAGCGCATCCTCCCCCCGCGCCCGGTCCCAGACCGCGTCCTTCTCCACCCCGTGCGTGCTACCCCACCAGATGGTCCACGGCTCGGCGTGAGTGCCGGGGTCCGGGTAGGCTTGGCAGAGGTCAGCGGACAGCATGCGATGACACCCCTCAAAGGGCTTGATCAGCCCCTCGGTGGCAAGTGTGACCGCAGTGTCGAAGCTCACTTCTGATACCGCTCGATAGCGCGGCCCACAAACCAGAACGTGATCACGAGGTTCAGCATAGCGAAGTCTTCGGCGTCGTAGCTTTCGGTCAACACCTTGCCCCAGTCCGCCCCGTGCATGAGCGCGTACACCAGCGTCACCAGCTTCACGAGGCAGTACATGCCGAACAGCACGTAAGTGATACCGGGGCGCACGAAGGCGGAGGCCGACGCCACCCAGGTGGAGGCGCGGGACACAGCAACCTGCTGGTCCTCAAAGGCGGACTTGATGGCATCCAGGGCTGCGATGCTGTGGTCTGCGTACTTGGCCTCCATCGTGAAGGTACCGCGCTGCTTCTCCAGATCGGTCTGGAGTTGAAACATCGCAAGCTCGTGTGCGCGCTCGTCCTTGCGGTCAAGCCACTTCAGGATTTCCGGGGCGATGCGGAACAGCCCGCCAAATAGCGAGCCAAGAAGCCCTGTACCGATGCCGAAGTCCATGTTGATTACCTCACTTGACGATGGGTAGGGTGGCCGCGCCGACCTTGACCGCGAGCCCCATCTTGGCAGCCGCGCCGGTCAAGATCAACCCGCAGATGAGGATGAGCAACCCCCAGGCCCCCTTCTTGGCTATCTCCAGGCGCAGCTCTTTCCAGAATTCAGTCTGGGCTTGCATTGCCTCTATCGCAGCTTCGTGATAGCGCCGGTGGCCGCCAGTGTCAGGATTCCCGTCGCTGTCTCTGGGGAATGCATCTTGTAGCTCTTTGATGTCCGATATCAGCCGCATGAGCAGCTCCTCGTGCCTGTGATTTGTGATGGATTCTTCTTTTTGTACCATCCTGACTCCCTGTTGCTGATTTAGGTCGAAGTCGGCTTCGACCTGTAGAGTTTTCCATTACATGTCTGCCGTGTTGGTGGAGGGGTAAGCACGATTCGGACCCCAGATGATGCGAACGGCTCCTCCTCCGGGCAACGCCGCAGTGCCGCTGGAGTCATAACTGCCCCCCGCACCGCCGCCGTAGTTTCCGCCTGCCGCACCTGAGCCGCTACCATCATTTGCAGAACCAGAGGAGCCGGAAGAACCGCCGCCACCTCCGGTGGCTCCGGAGCCACTGTTGTAAGAGCCTTGTGCGCCGCTAGAGCCCGCGCCCAGAATGCCGACACCTCCGCCCCCACCACCTCCGGTTACCCCGAAAGCGCCACCACCGCCACCACCACCCGCACCACCAGAACCAGCCGAGCCTCCGGTACCGCCTGAGAATTGACCGTCACCCCCATTGCCCGAATATCCACCAGCGCCTCCACCACCCCCATTAGCGCGGTTGTTGTTTGAACCATTCCCGCCGCCTACCGCCCCTGCGATTGAAGTGCTTGCGGTAGACTTGTTACCCCCCGCCGCCCGCAACGTAGTTCCGTTGAATGAAGAGAAAGCGTCTGTTGAGGTGGTAGAAGAAGCCGCCCCGACCACAACTGTGTAGGTGCTTCCTGGTGTGACGGCATAGGAAGTGATGTATCTGAGATCACCGCCTTTGCCAGCAGCATTCGTATTCTGAGCGCCCTGCCCCGCACCAACACAAACCACGCTTACTGAGGTTACCCCGGCAGGAGCGACCCATGAATATGTGCCTGCGGTCGTGTAAGCCTGTTGACCTATGGCGACGGTTCTGGCCGTAAACCCCAGCCCCCGAGCCGACGCAGCGCCGAATGTGATCGGGGTGGGCATCTTACTTGAACTGGGTTTGTGAGGCGAACACCGTGAAGGCGGCGGAGCCGGTCTTCACCACCGTCAGCACGTAGGCATCCACTGAGCTCGCGTTGCCCGCCGTGGGCGCTGTTCCGCCCTGCCACTTCGGGGTAACTGAGCTACCATCGATAGTCAGCGCCGACTGGTAGTAGGCAGTGCCGCCCTGGGTCACTAGGAAGGCGACCGTCAGCGACTGTCCGGTGCTCATCGCGGTGTTCAGTGACGTCCCGCTGCTCGCCCGTAGGTTGAGCGTCCAATTGGCCGCCGCGTTGCTGGTGTAGTACAAGACGGATTGAGTGGTCACATCGTAGTCGATGGTGCCCGTTGCGGCAGTAGCAGAGACGGTACAGGTCTCCGCCGCGTTCGCCAGGATCGCAGCCAGCTTGCTGGTGGAACCCGTGAACGACTGAACCCCGGTCCAGGTGTTGTCGGCGGACAGGCTGACCCCCGTGGAAGGCGTCGCCCAGGTGCCGTCTCCGCGCCAGAACGTCGAGGACGAGGCGCTGGTTCCGCTGTTCAGGTTCGTGACCGGCAGGTTGCCCGTGACCCCGGTTGACAGCGGGAGCCCGGTCGCGTTGGTCAGCGTCAGGGCGGAAGGGGTGCCTAGGTTCGGGGTGACGAGGGTCGGGCTCGTGCTGAACACCAGGTTTGTGCTCGTCGTTCCGGTTGCACCGCTGGCCGTGTACCCGGTGATGTTGTTGAACGCGGTAATGCTGGCCGAGGACGCCCCGGTGCCCCCGTTCGCCACCGGCATGACGTTGGCTGCAATCAGCTTGACGGTGCCGCCCGTCGCCTTGTAGTACAGCTTGCCGTCGTCGTAGTTGATTGCGAGCTCGCCATAGGCTAGGTTACCCGCCGAGGGAGTGGCCGCAGCCGTGGCGCTGCGGTACAGCTGAATGGGGGTGTAGTTGGTTGCAGCCATGTGTTACTCTTCCGTGTCAATCAAACAGGAACAGCACCGGCTGACCCGTTGCGTCTTTCTCTACTTGGGTGCCGTTGGGCGACAGGGTCACCCCCGGGTCCACGGCCACGTTGGTGTCAGGGCGGACAAACGGCAGCACGATCTGGTCCGGAGCCCGGGGCGCGAGCCTGTAGGGGTCGTAGTCGTCGCTGTCATCGCGGCAGACCATGAGGTTGGGGTAGTTGGGGTCTTGCATCAACTCACCCAGCGGAAACTTACGCGAACAGCGGGCGCAAATACCAACACCACACGTTGCGTCACTACTGGTGTCAAGGAACGTAGACATGAGCGTTACCGCGTGTATGCAGAGATCCGAGGCTGGATGAAGGTGGAGCTGCCGTCATTGTCCCCGTCCCGCGCCTGGGACATGGAGGCAGCGGCCCGCGCCTCCAGCATGGGGATGAGGTTGACGTCCACCGACGGGGTCTCCATCGCCATCCGCGCGGCCAGGGAGTTGACGATCGCCTCCATCCACCGTTGCGGCACCTCGACCTCCTGCGCCAGCGTGCCGACGTCCATCACGTGTCGGTGACGCCAGACGACGAGCTGCGCAGTCTCAGACGCTGCCCAAGGCGCAGGCCACAAGTACAGCAGCGGGTTCAGGCGGTCGCGCTTGAAGTAGTAACTCACCGGTCGCCCGGGGAACACCTTGTTGCTCTGCGCTGCGTAGCTGTCCAGGTTCAACTGTCCGAGCGGTACCTCTTGCGGCAGGGTGCCCAGGTAATACTGCTCCACGCTCTGTGCGGAGGTGGAGGTAATGCGGAAGTACCGGGCGGGGAGCGCCCCGGAGATGTCCATCCACGTCCACTCGCCAGAGGAGGCCAGCGTGGTCTGCGTGCCGACCGTGGTCCAGACGATCGCATCGTCCGAGGTCTGGAACGTCAACGTAACCGAGTACCCGGACCACTTGATGCCGACGGAGTTGACGGAGGATGCGCTTTCCAGGTCGTAGGTCTTGTTGGTGGTCGTGGATACCGTCGCCGTGCCCGTGAGCTCCTGCAGCTGCAGGTAGTTGACGTTCAGCAGCCCCACCGTCCCTACGTCCAGCGTGACGATCGGCTGGTTCTGATACATCGGATAGACCTGACGCTCGATGCACCAAGACGGAGGCTTCCCGTTAGCCAAGTCCGACAGCAGCAAGTAGAGCGCATCCTTGGCGTAGGAGTGCATCTCGGCGGTGATCGCCTGCGCAGGAAGACGGCAGCGCCTGAAGGCATGGTCAATGACCTTCAGGGTGTTGAATGTGGTCTCGCTAACGGTGCCGGATGTCGCCATTCATGCCTCAACAGGTTGCTAGAATGGCGAAGCTGCTACAGCTCGCCCGCGTGTGGAATTATAACCTCGCGTGCGTCGCCAGACAACTTAGCGCCGCTTGGCGGCGGCGCGGGCTTCGCTCAGGGCGATGGCGACCGCCTGCTTGGGGTTGGTCACGGTCGGCCCGCTCTTACTGCCCGAGTGCAGCTCGCCCGCCTTGAATTCGTTCATCACCTTGGGCACCTTGTAAGCGCCTGCCGCCGAGACCGCACCGCCCTTCTTCATGGTGATCATCGGTCCGGCGGGGGCAACCGGCACCGCGCGGCGCATGGCGGGTCGGGACGGGCGAACGGGGGCTTGCACCTGGTACTTCTGCACATCCTCGCGGCGCTGCATCGTGGGGGTCTCTTCCGCCTCGTGCTTCACCATCTCCTTGCGGCTCGGGTAGACCTCGCCGGTCGCCTTCTCCGTCACTCGCCCGCCTGCAGCCTTCTTGATCGTGCCGCCCCGGCAGTAGCCGCTGACGTAGGTCTTGGAGGGGCCGAAGTCGAATTCACCGTACTTGAGAGTCTTGCCCATGGTCTTGTCCTCAGTCGTCGTCTTCAATAAGCAAAAGCCAATAGACCGCAGCCGGATACCCTCCGCCGCCTCCGCCGCTGTGTTCCCCGAACCAGTGGTCCGCGAAGTAGATGCCCGCAAAGTATGAGCCGCCGAACATCAGTTGTCCTTCTTCAGGAACCGCCGCTCGATGTTCTTCAGGCAGTGATCAGGGTCAAGAACGTCGAGAAGGCGGCACAGCACGCAGCCCCACTTCCTTCCCTCCAGCATTGCCCGCGCTGCACGGCTCGACACCGTCTCGTCCTCATTCCCGTTAGCCGCTGCATTGAAGAGCTGGTCATACGCCATGGCAATCTTCCACGCCCGGGGCGGGGCAACCAGCACCGCATAAATCATGCGCATAAGCGCTGCGCACGCAGCAAGCGCACACGGGATGAGCAGCAACAGGAGGACGAGGCGTTGCTTCACATCAGAACCGCCACGTTGCGGCCTTGACCGCCCACATCTGCGCCGTCTGGGCCTCAGTGATGGCGATGGACGCCATGCGCTTGACCTCTTGATCCTCCGAGACGGCCCGCAGGTCGTTGCACTCGTCAATGACGGCGGCAAACTTCTCTTTGATGCGCTGCACGGTCTGATCACCAGACGGGTTGAAGGTCAGGCCAACGGCGCGCTCGCCGAAAGTCAGTTCACGGGTGTTTTCAGTCATGTCCGTCCTTGTTGTTCGGTGAATCCGTCACCACGGTGCTGCAGGCAGTTCTGCCGCCAGTTCTTCCCACGTCGGGAGGGGGCGATCTCCCGCTTGGACTGCTGCCATCACGGTGTATCCGTGGGCGTTCGATGCATCCATCCACTGAGCGAAAGCCACTCCATCCGCTTGGAATGGTCCGACGTATCCGGCACGCAGCGCACAGGTGAAGCGAGTGTCGTATCGACGCTCTTGCGCCTTTGCGTCGTACAGGGCTTCCAGGCGGGCGGTGTAGTCTGCGGCGATCTGCTCGGCGCTCGGAATCTCGGGTCCGATGCTGCCATCCTCGCGCAGCACCCAGCCGTCCTGCACATCAGCGGGAGCCTCGTACAGTTCGTGCTGGATGTCCGAGAAGTCAGACGCCGGTCGGTCGGTCGTGAAATGCGCCAGGACGACGCCGTTGCGGATCTGTGCGTATGTGGGCATGTTGTCCTTTCAGGGCCAGTACCAGAAGCGGATGCAGCCGTTGCCGCCGTCGCCACCCTTGCCGCCCGTGGTTGTTCCACCGCCACCGCCACCACCACCGCCGCCAGGGAAGCCTCCGTTACCGCCCGCGTACCCTGTGCCAGCGTTGTTACTGTCGCCACCACCACCGCCATAGCCTCCAATGTTCAAGTCAGTTGGAGTGCTCCCATTTCCGCCCGCTGATGCATTTCCAGCCGCACCGCCGCCACCGCCGCTCGACCCAGTGACATTGAGCCCCGTGGACCCACCAGCGGCAGCGGCTTGGCCGTTATTGCTTGAAGTTCGGGCTCCGCCTCCGCCTCCGCCGCCAGCGGCATACCCAGAGCACCCGCCAGGATAAGAGCCGCCTCCGGTACTTGAGCGGCCTCCGCCTCCACCTCCGTAAACAGAGCCACCGCCCGGCCCGTTTTGCAGCCCGCCTCCACCACCGCAAAACGTGTTTGATTGGCAGCTTGCGCTTGCACTATCCGCAGGGCCAGAAACATACGAAGCGCCACCCGCCCCGCCGCTGGCTCCGTTTGATCCTGCTCCGGTAGCGCCACCACCCCCTCCGCCTCGACTATTAGAACCGGACGTACCTTTGTCACCACCCCCACCACCAAACGCGGTCAGCATGGAGCCAAATGTCGTATTACCGCCAGTAGCGCCTACAGATCCATTTGCGCTAGATCCACCATTCCCGCCAGTAGCTCCTAACCCAATCGTGCATGTGGTTGTGCTCCCGGCCACAAGATCCGATGGTGTTACGTTGCGCCGCGCCTGACCACCACCACCACCACCCGGTCCTCCGGGTCTGTCGGTCGAAGTTGCTCCCCCGACACCACCGCCACCGCTACCTCCAGCACCGAACGCAAGCACAAACCCGTTTGTGAATCCACTTGGGTGGGTCAGCGTGAACGGGCTGTCGGAGTAGGCCACCTCGATGTAGCCGCCGCGCAGGAGCTTGCTCTGCCAGTTGCTGCCGTCGCTGACGATCATCCGCAGATCACCGGGATAGACCGTGATCGAGGACAGTCCGTCGATGGTCGATGTCGTTGGCGTGATCACCAGGGCCTTGTTGGCCGCGCTGCTGCCTCCGCCCGCGTGCTCGACGTAGAACGCGAACCCATTGCCGGCGGTAGCCGCGGTCGGCGTGATACCGACAGCAAGGGCCGCAGCAGTGGTGCCGGTTTGCCTGAACAGTTTCCCGGCATCCGACGAAGTGACCGTTGCTGCGCTGCTGCTTGCAACGATGGGCACGGATGAAGAACCACCACCCGCAGCATTCAGCGTCGTTCCACTGAGGCTCAGATTTGTCCCGAGGGTGATTTCCTCAATCGCCCCCGTGCTCGCAGTAGACCGGCCCAGGAGACGCGACGTAGCCATCGTGAGCCCTGAGCCCGTAGCAGCGCCAGGAGCAACGTAATCAGCCCCGGCGGATGCGTTGGCAAGGGCACCACCGCTATTGGCCTTCAGAATTGAGGTTCCCGAAGGAGGAGCAAGATAGTCCGTCCCCGCAGCAGCAGCAGAAACGGTTCCTGTGCCGTTAGCCTTCAGGATTCCACTGACAGTACCCGATCCTCCCCGCGCAGCCGCTAGAGTCCCAGAACTGATGTTGCTGGCATTCGTGGTGTCTGTGGTTGCACTTGCTGCGAATGCAGTGCCATTTGTCTTGGTGACGGTGATCGCACCCGTACTTGCCAATGTCCCATCGCCAGACATGGCAACAGGTGCATACGCCGTCCCGCCAGCATTCCCGACTAGGATTTGTCCAGAGGTCGGAGCAGTATTGGGGACGATTGCCGCCTTGGTTTGCGCGTCGTTCGTAACCGAGCCCAGCCCTACATCAGAGGCCGTAACCGACACGTTCGACGACAGCGCGTGCCCATTGACGGTAGTAGACGTCGGCACGAACGCGGTAGACAAAAACGCATTCGTACCGAATGCAACCCCGCCCGACTTCGTGACCGAGATCGCTCCCGTACTGGCAAGCGTGGCGTCGCCGGACATAGCTACCGGCGCGTAGGCGGTACCCCCGGCGTTACCCACCAGCACTTGCCCCGCCGTAGGAGCCGTGTTGGGCACCACCGCTGCCAGGGTCATCGCGGACTCGAGGTCGGTGATCGTCTTGACGGTGATACCCGCCATGACCTGGTCGCCCCCCAGGATGCTCCGGGCGGAGGAGCCTTCCTGAGCACGAGACATGACCGTGATGTTGTCGCCGCTGAGGGCGGTCACGCGCACAATCTCAGCGTTGGTCGACAGCGGAGCCGCGCCGGTCGCCCACACCACCAAGTTGAACGGCACCGCAGGCATCAGCGCCCCGGTGCCGGCAGCCAGCACCATCGTCGTCCCCGACGAAGCCGGGGAGGGCGCGGTCGCTACCGTTGTGTAGGCAAAGTTGGTATGCGCGTCGAACGCCACGTCAGACTTCCTCGAGCAGGGCCGTCACCGCCACGCTACCGCTGGCGCTCAGGTTCACAATCAGCGCCCCGTCAACCGGCCCCGTGACCAGCTGGCGCTTGCTGATAGCGTAGACGCGGTACTTCTCCTCCGCGCCGAGCAGGATCTTGATGAGCGGGGTGGTGGCGGCTGCCGGGTCGCCCACGGCGTAGATCCAGCGCAGCCGCACCGCCTTGCCCGTGGCGGGTGTGTGCAGCGTCGTGCTGCCGGAAGTCGTCACCGTGGCGACCACGTGCGTGAACTGCTGCTCGGCAGAGTCGATACTGGGTTGAGCGCTGACCCCACTGAAAACCTGTCCAGTGACGGTCATCGTTTACCCCAGGATGCGCTGGCGCAGGTTTTCGATCGACTGCTGGATCTCGGCTCGGCGCTCTTCCAGCACCACGATGTCGGCCTGCACTCGCCGGCGCTCGGCCTCTTCCGCCTGGCGGATCTGCGCCAGCACCGCCTGGTGCGAGGCGACAGCGGAAGAGGCTTCCGCCTCCGCTGTCTGCGCTCTCTGCTGGGCGTCCGACACCCGCTGGTTGGCCTGGGCAATCGCCTCCGTAGCCTCGCGGTGCTTCCGGTCGACCTCGGCCAGGATATTGGCCTTGGCTGCGGTCAGCCGATTCTTGGCCTCGTCCACCTGGGACTCAACGGATTTGAGGCGGCGCTGGCTTTCAGCCTCTGCGGCCGTGCAGGCTTCGCCGATCGAGGTGAGCTCCTTCTCCTTCAGCGCTACCGCATGCTTCAGGTCTTCCAGCCGCATGAAGGTGTCGATAACCGCTGGGATGCCCTCAATCAGCGGAGCCCATGTGTCTCGGAACTGCTGGAGTGCAGCGCGATCAATGTTCATGCTTTGCTCCTTAGCGGACTCCGGCCTGCAGGATGTTGAGTGTGGCCGTGCCGCTGGTGTAGGCGCTCACGTTCAGACGGATGGCGGACACCGGGTAGGCGTAGTTACCGTCTGAGCTCGCGGTCTTGGCGGCCAGCGAGGAGTGATCGAACCACTTGGCGGTGGACGCGTCGAAGGTGGGTGAGAACACATCGTCGAACGTGTGCTGCACCGTGTAGGTCAGGGTCGCCCCGGAGCTCAGGTTGACCGACAGCCCGACGTTGAACGGGCTGATGTACTGATCCATGGGACAGATCGCAGACGCGGCCTGCGAGCTGACTGTGAGTCGGACGGGACGCATTACGTCGTCTCCGACTTAAGAGACTTGCGTGAAGGTGATGCCTGCGGCAACCGCGCTGAAGGCGTACGCAAACCAGCTCGTACCGTCGCTGTACACGTCGACGCGATCCCCAGCCACGGACTGGCTGTCCACGAAGGTGATGGTGTCGTCTGCCGTACCCGTGTCGCCTGCCGCATTGGCAGCCACGTACTGTTGGCCCTTGATGATGTTGGCGCTGGCGTTCGTCACCACCGTGTAGCTGGCACCCGAAGGCGCGGACACGACGATGAAGCGGTAGAACAGGCCCGCCGCAGGCGCAGGGAGCGTGGAGACGAACTCCGTGGTGGAGTTCAGGAAGAAGGTCGTGCCCGACTCGGCTGCCGTGACGGTCTTGGTCGCCGTGACGTTGGAGTTGGTGATGGGGCCAGTGACGCCGCCGACCACGTTGCCCGTGACGTTGCCCGTGACGTTGCCCGTGACGTTGCCCGTGATGTTGCCAGTGACGGCTCCGATGAAGCCGTTGGTGGAGTTGACCGGGCCTGAGAAATGCGTGTTTGCCATGATAATCCTCTATGCACGAGTTGCTCGTCCGTCTGTGCATCGTCCGCTAGGGCGCGGTCTGACGAGCTGGGAACCCTAGAAAGAACCCCCGAGCGGCTGCCCGGGGGTTCGTGGCCGCATTACACGCCAGCCGTGCCGAACACGCCGCGCGGGTCGGTCCAACCCACCGCGTAACGCTCGGTCGCCTTGTAGCGCATGGAGTCGGTCTCGAAGTCCCCTTCCATGCTCTTCTCCAGCGGACGGCGCATCATCAGCTTCAGGCCTTCCGGCGCGTCCGTCTGCACCCACCAGGCGGTGGTCGACGTGATACGCGACAGGTTGGCCTGGCCCGCGTTCAGCAGGCCCATCGACTTCACCGGGTTGATGTCGTTGTCCGCGCTGCCGGACCGCAGGGCGCTCTTGAGGAGCACCTCGGCCTGGAACACGTTGGACGGGCCGGTCACGATCGACTTGGGCGTCAGCCGGATGCGCTTGCCGTTGTTGTCAACGGCGTTGCGGATCTGGATGAGCATCTGCTCCAGCGAGGTCTGCGACAGCGCAGCAGCGGCGGTCAGGACGTTGCTGAACGTGCCGTTGACGATCGGGTGCGAAGCACTCACCAGGCACACGCCGTCACCACCCGTGTAGGAGGCGGTGAAGGCGCGGTTCAGGATGTTCGCACACAGCGTCTCCTTGGTCTCGATGAGCGACTGCGCCAGGTGCTTGGCGTAGGTCTGGCCCACGCGCACGTGATCGCCGTCCTCCACCAGGACCTTGGTCAGCGCGAACGCCAAACCGTAGACCTTGTAGAGGTAGCGCTGCAGGAACAGCACGCCACCCGACTGGTACGTGACGGCCATGCCGTCCGGCAGCTCAGGCGCTGCGCCGAACCCGTAGAGCACCGGCTCTTCGTGGTAGTTGCGGGGGATGCCGCGACGTTCCTCGAAGACCTGCTTCCACTCATCAGCACGCTGGTCGTAGACACCGTTGAAGACTTCGTTGAGGATGGGCTCAACAACGGACCGGAAGTCCGTACTGCGCATCGGGGTTGCCATTTTCTAGCCCTCCTTAGATCGAGTTGACCGAAGCCTTGTAGTGGTGTTCGTTGATACGAACCGTCGCCACCACGTAGGCATCAGTGAGGGAGTCATTCACCCCGTAGGCGAAGCCGACGATCTGGAACTGGCCAGAGGTCGCTTGCTCAGCGGTCAGGTAGGTGCTGGACAGGCCGGTGGAGGTGCTGCCACCAGGGCTCGCCACCGTCCAGTCGCACTCTTCGCCGACCGAGGCCTGCACCGAGGACGAGCCGGGGGTGCCCGGGTTGGTGAACTGCACATCGAACAGCGTCTCCGGATCGTCGTACACGTAGGCGCGGATGTTCGTCGCCGTGGTGCCCGTCGGCCAGAAGTTGCTGACGCAGGGCTTGCCGTTGGAGTCCAGGTACTCCACACCGGCGAAGACGCCGAGCAGAGCGATACCGTCCACGGTGCCCGAGCGGGTGCCGTCAGAGGTGCCGAGTTGAACGGTGCCCGCATCCACCAGCTTCACCGGGTCTCCGGAGAAGATGTTGGCGGCGTATCCGCTCGCGATGGTGTACGCCTTCGGGCGAATCTGTCCGCTGTTGTGGAACGACGGACGGAAGCCGAAAGCAGCACTGGTCGAAGACATAGTTGCGTGCTCCTGTGAGGATGAAGAGTCAGGTCAGCTCGAACTGAGCTTTCCTGGTTTCGCCCAGCTCAGACGTGCCATCACCCATGCTCACGTGCGACCCCGAGGCCTCTGCTTGGCGACGCATGAACTCGGCCGTCTCAGTCAGCTTCTGCTCCTCGCGGAGCGGAGCATCGTAATGAGCCTCGCGCATGAAACGCTCGTACAGGGACATCGGCAGCTTGAAGGCCAGCATCTCGTTGACACCGATGAACCCTTGCCACTGGCCCGTCTTGAGCGTGGCGTATTCCCAGCCGGGAACGTCTTCCGGCTTCACAGGTTCGTAACCCAGGCGCAGCCTGGATTGGATGGGGTCGCGGGGATTGGTGGTCGTCAGCCAGCACATGTGCCAACCGGGCAACTTGGGCAGGTCCGGCAAAGCGGACTGGAAGAACTGCTGTCGAAACATTTCCACTCGGTCGTCTTCAGTGAGCTCGCGCGACTCGGTCACTGCGCGATCTTGCATCGCACGGCCATCGCGGTTCTCGGCAGACTTCTTGAGGCGTTCGTCGGACATTGATCGCTCCTTTCAGCGATTGGGCTGGATTATAGGTTGAATTTCAGGGGAGGGCAACTTCCAGCTCAGCGGCCCCGGTTCAGCTTGTCGTACTCGGCGTACTGCCGGATGTAGCGGGCGCGCAGTTGCGGGTCGTCCCACACCCCGGCGTCCATGAGAGCCTGCTTGCGCTCGGGGGAGATGTACACCTCCCGACGCGAACTCGCGGGGGCGTGCTCACGGCCCGAGCCCACCGCCGGACCGCCCCGGGCCTCGCGGCGCGGGGGTTCGTCGTCCTGGGTCTCCTGAGCGGGCGGCTTCATCTTGTCGGGCAGGCGGCGGGCGACTCGCTTGCGCAATTCATCCCAGTAATCCGCCGAACGCGGGTCGTAGCCTTCGCGGGCCATCGCCTGGTCAATCGCCAGCACGATGGCGGAGTCCTCGTCCCGCCCCTGGGGGTCGTACCACTTGTTGTCCGACAGGAACTTGCCCGCGTAGTTGGCGACTTCGGGCTCGAGCTGACCCTGGCGCTGGGGCTGAGCAAGAGCTTGCTGCTTGTGGGCGGCGAGCTGCCGGGCACGCTCCATAGCCTGGTCGCGGTAGCGCAGCGCCTTGGTGACGTCCTCGCCGTTGCCCTCCTTGATGGCGCGGGCGATGACCTCCTCGGCCATGTTGACTTCGCGGGTCGCGTGAGCGATCTGCGCATCCACATTGGCCATGGTTTGCCGGCTCTGCTGGTGCTCCAGGGCGCTGAACCGGCGCTCCAGGTCGTCGTTGCGCTTGCGCAGGAATTCCATCTCCAGCCGCTCGCGCTTGATGGCTTCCGCGCGGCGGACCCGGCGCTCTTGCTTTTCACGGCGACGCTGTTCGCGGATCGCCTCGCGCTCGTCACCTGCGTCCGGATTGTCGGGGTCGATGTCCCGCTCGTCTTCCGACTTCGGGTCTTCGTCATCGTCCTCGTGGTCGTCCGCCTCAACGGTGGAGCCCTGCGGCTCGGCGGCGGGCTTCTCCTTCGGTTCGTCCTCGACGACTGCGAGTTCGTCGTCTTCCTTCAACGTGTCGGGCTTGGCCATGGTTCAATCTCCTTCAGATCAAAGAGCGTTTTCGTTCAGCTTGTGGTCTCCGCACCAGTCGGTGAGGAAGACAACAGGGTACCCGTTCATCGTCGGAGCATGTCGACGACAGCGCCCGACAACGGACTGTTCGCCCGGGTTGGAGGGCTTCTTGGGGCACATCCACATGCAGGTCCGACAGGTCATGCCTTCGGAACGATGCGCCCATGGATCGCGCGGCTGGGCGGTGACCGGACCGCCTACGGTGAGTCTGTCTTGCATGATCTCCTCCTTCAGAAGAACGCTTTGATTTGCAGCGGGTCGGCGGTGACCACTGCCAGCAGGTCCAGGTCGTTGAAAACAACGAACAGGGCGCCGTCGACTTCGAACCGGTCGCCGCCGTACTTCGGCACCCGGACGAACTCACCACCTTGCACCCATGCGCCTTCCGGCCAGAGTTCGGCAGTGTTGCGGTTGTGGAAGGCCAAGGGACCGACGCTGATCACTTTGCCGATCTGCGTGTTCCACTTCTCAGTGGAGCGGTCTTCATTCGTGAGAATGATTCCGCCTTTAGTCTTCTCCCGCGCGGACTTGATTTGAACCAAGACCCGCGAGCCCAGAGGGCGCATACCGGGGTCGACAGTCGGAAAAGCATTTGCTAGATCTTCAGACACGTAAAAGCTCCTTTTCAGCTTTAAGTTTGTTTAGACGCCTAGTTTCAAGCATCTTCTTTATGGATTCTTCAGATACCGTTCGTGCAGACATCCGCTTTGAAACAGCGGCGCGTTGCTCATCGGTCATCTTTCTTCCCTTCATCTTAGCTATTCGCTTTTCGCGATAGCTAGGATCTTTCCATAGCTCTCTGAGCATTTCAGAAGTTCTGCGGGAGTGTCTTTTCAAAGTGTCTTCGCTCCAGTTCCTAGGCTTAGACATGTTTTCAAGCATTCTAGCCTTAATGCTTTCGTCTTGCCAATTGTTTTTGGCCGCCTCGGAGCGAGCGCGGTTCTGCTCGTCTGTCCACACCCGACCCGAGAACTTTTCAGACTGAACCAAAGACAGCTTTCTTCTAAGCCATCCGTACATTTTGTTCTTGCTAAGCCCTTGATTTCTAGGCGCACACATGTACGTAACCGCGTACAACAGCTTAACATTGTCAGGGTTCATTTCGAATAGAAGCTGGTGCGCCAGGTAGTGTTCTTCCGGAGTTAGAGAAACCAGATTAAGCGGGTCGTTTGATCCGCCGAGACACTTAGGAACAACGTGGTGCTCTTCAGAGTACCCTTCTATCGTTCTAGCCCGAGCTCGCTCTATCAGCAAGCCGTAGTGCTTTTCATAGTTCATGTTAGTCGTTAGGCGTTCTACTCACAGTTGGTCACCGTGCTTTTCGTCGTCATCGAGCAGGGAGAGCAAGGCCTGAATCGCCTTGTCGTAGCCCGTGACCACGCCAGACCGGAACCCATATTCAAAGGCATCTCGCTGAGCGGGCTTTTGCAGCCCCTCCAGTGCGAACTGGGCCTGCTCCGTCTTCAGCCGGCGGAGCAGCGCATCGGCCAGGTTCATGCGGGCGTCTTGGGAGACCCGTTAGGCTGCTGGGCCGGGATGGACTTGCCGTCCACGGGCTGGCCAGCGGCCATGCGCTTGTGCTGCGGAATGCCCGCCCCGGTCATGGGTACGGGGGAACCCTTGGTGTCGCTCATCTTTCAGCTCCTAGGTTGTGGGCTGGGGTCAGCCCGGGTTGATACCTGTGCCGGTGCTCACGCCGACCCGCTCGCCGCTCTCAATCTCCGCAGCTGCGATCGTCATGGCGGTGGTGTTGTCGGCAGTGTTCATGCGCTCGCGGGACGCGATGTCTTGCGTCTTGCGGACGGACTCTTGCTGCTGCGCCAGTTGCTCCTGGGCGAGGCGAGCCTGGCGCTCGCGCTCGCGGTCCTGCAGCGTAGCGGCTTCGGACTGCTGCTGCACGGTGAGGCGCTGCTGCTCGGACTGCTGGCGTGCGGCCCGGTCCTGGGCTTTCTGCTGTGCGTTGAGCTGCGCCACCTGCATGGAGTTGTCCGGCGGCATCGGCGGCTGGGGCTTGAACTGCTGAGCCTGCTGGTCGATCTGCGCCAACATCTGACCGAACTGCGCCCCCAGCTGCTGTTCGATCATCTGCTGCACGCGGATGATGACTTGCGCTTGTTGCTCGGCCTCGTCCTGGATGAGCTCTTGCTCCGTAGCCTGCTGCACCGCGCGGTGGGTCTCAGTCAGGTAGTAGTTGAGCAGGTGATCCCGCAGGTGTGACGCCATGGGGAACAGGTAGGTCTTGATGATCGCCGGGTTCTGCCCGAACAGCGGCGACTGCAGGAACGCCATGTGGAGCTTCAGGTGCGCCAGATGGTCCTGCTTGGGCAGGACGTAGATGGGGCGGCTGAGGGTGGCGGCGACGTTCTCCGACACCGGGTCCACGTCATCCTGCCCGGGCTTGGGCTGCAGGATGTCGTCGGGCACCTTGAGCGCCCGCAGGAACATCTCCTCCACCTTGCGCCCGTCGTACATCTGAGGCAGGAGGGCGGACCGCTGCATGATTGCCTGCACCTGGGCAAACCGCTGCGTCTCACTGAAGATCGCCGGGTCGCTCACCGGGATGACGTCCATCGGGCCGTCAAAGTCCTCGGGGCGGACGCCGCAGTCCGGCGCCAACTCGTCAATGACCTCCTGCGTCAGGTAGGCGCTGTTGATCCGGTGCAGGATCTTGAACACCTTGGTCATGCTGGCGTGCAGCCGGGAGTGGATGGAGCTGAACACCACCATCCCTTGCTCAATCAGCGCCAGCGTCGTACCCACGGGGGCGTTGGGGTTCTGATCCGCCAACTTCTCAAAGGACGTCTGAATGACCCCGCGCCCCGCCTCCGTCAGGAAGCCCAGCAGCTGGAAGAGCACAGGCGATGGCCCATTGAAGGGCATCGGCATCACCAGCTTGCGGATGTCGTCGATGAGCGCCCCGCCCTCCAGCTCCGCAACCTCGGTGGGCTGCAGGCTGATGGTCTGACCGTTGGGACCGCCCTTGAGCTTCAGCAGCGTGGGGATGTTCTGAATGTGGGCCGAGTCCAGCAGGGCGCGCAAGGCGCCAGTGGCCGCCCCGGACAGGCTCCCAATCATGTGCGTCAGCCCGATGGGGTATGCCCCGCGCCAAGGCACAAAGGGGAACTCCACCATCCACTCCAGCTCGCATTTGTACTGGTCTTCAGGCTCCCAGTTGCGGTAGAGCGCCAGCACATCATCGGTGGCTTCGTCAATGGTGATGATGTAGGGCTCGGGACCCTTGTCCCCCGGCAGACCCAGGTCCAGCCGGGTCTGCACCTCGTACACCTTGCGCAACCCGTCCTCGTTGTAGGTGGTCTCCTTGCGCCCTTCAATCTTGTCGTTCGCTTGGCTCGTCTTGCTGCGCTCTGGGGTCTGCGTGGACGGCAGGTCGACGTCCCGGTACATGCCCGAGCGCACCCGGCGCTGGTACTCGCTCTCGGTGATGTATTGGACGTGAGTCTTGCGCTCCGCGTTGGCGAAGTTGGTGGCGGCAAAGGGGATGAGGACGTCGTCAATCGGCACGAACTCCGCCGCCGGGCGGTGACGGTCCTCGCTCCAGCTGAGCTTGAGGTACTGGCCCCCGCCCAGGGGTACCTGCGTGGTCAGCTGCTCCAGCTCGCCGCGAAGCTCGGTCATCTGCTCAGTGGCCTGCAAGTTCATGAACTCGCTCTTGCGCTGGGCCTTCTCAACCTTCTCCTTGTCCTGCAGGCCGACGATCTTGCTCTTGACGGGGCCGGTGGGCGGGAAGAGCTCCTTCATCACCCGGGCGCTGAAGTCCACGCAGGCCTCCACCAGCATCGGATGCACGACCCGGGTCGCGCCTGTGAACTGCGCCCCGCCCGGGGCGTCGTCCCCCAGCCCGGTGCGGCGCAGACCTTCCTCGTACTGCTTGTCGCGTTTCTCCCGCGCCTCCTTGTCGCGCTCGATCTTCTCCACCAGCTCGGTGGCGATCTTGCGCAGGAGCCCCGGCTCGACGTCGTCGGCGATGTTGGCAAAGTGAGCGCGGTTGTCCTGCACCTGCTCCTCGTTCTTCAGCCGCACGATGGCGGAACCGTCTTCGTTCTCGATAACCTCGGCCTCGTCATCGTCGTCTTCAGGCAGGCCGAGGGTTTCGCCTTCCAGCACATCCTCTGCTGTGTCTTCGTCTTTCATCAGGGAAGCCATTGTGCGGTGTCCTCAGGGGGTGTCAGGCGGGGGCGAGCTCAGCTGCGAGCTGGGCCGCGAGGGACTCAATTTTAGCTGAATCATACGGCGCGGCGGAAACCGCCCCGCCCCGGGCGAAGTTCTCAGCCTCGTCGCCGACGATGTTGCCTCGAAGATCATACTTCAGTCGCTTGCCCTCAGGGTTGATCAGGTTGTGCAGTCGCTGGATCTCTTCGCCTGACAGCCAGCCGTGGGTCGGCGCTTCGGCTTGCGCCTCTTGCAGGGCGCGGAGCTCGTTGGAGTTGAAGACGTCAGTGAAGCGGCGCAACCCGGCGTTCTTAGCATCCCCCACATCGCTCCATGGCTGACTGCGTACGAAGTCCTGCACGTAGGGCAGCAGTTCGGGGTCAGGGGCTTTGTTGAACCGGCCTTTGATTTCCACGATGCTCGGAAGGCGGCTTGCGTAAGGAGAGTTTTCAAGTATGAACGCTTGGACAGCGGGGTCAATGTTGTCGGCGTTCAGCAGCTTGTTATAATCTCGTCCGGATTGCTCTGAGTATCGCCTCAAAAGAGCTTCATACTCTTTAGGATACCTTTGATACACATCCATGTACGCGTCATACTCGCTACGACCGGGACGCGTCGCCACCTGTACCACGGGCTTGCCCTTGGGGTCGTGCAGTACGTAGAGCTGACGCCCCCCGGAGCCGTAGCGCTCAGCGGTGTCGGGGCTCTGCGTACACCAGCCGCCTTCGCACCCGACGTCGGTGGCGTACTGCAGCGCCTGCTTGTCCTTGGCCAGGTCGGGCACCGCAGTCCACTGGTAGCCTTCCGGGTACTGCTTGTGCACAGGAATACCTTCCCGGGCAGCCTTGCGTGCGACCTCAGCCTGAGCCACCCGCCACTGATTGATGTCGTGAACGCGCTGGACGGCTTGGGGGACTGTGACCTTATTCAAGTCGGCATACTTCCACAACAGCTCACGAGGCAGGCCGGACTCAGGGTTGACGGCGTTTCGCAGCTCGTCTACGAGGTGGGAGAAGCCGAGTTCCCGCGCATCTATAAATGGATCCAGGCTATACACCGTCGTCTCAGGAGGAACTTTCTTCAACCAAGGGTTAGACAAAACAGCACGGTCAGCGTTGGGGTAACCTTGGTTTCTGAGGATTGACCCCGCTTTTTCTACGTCTACCGCCTGGTCTGCCAAGTTTTCCCAGTCTCGCGCAACATCAGACTTACCCATCCCGCCTGTCGGGAGCCCAGCCATCTCACGGAACATGATCACATCTGGGCCGGCACTACCCCCTGCTAAGTGTTCAGGACTTACGTGCGAGATACCCCTCTCAGCCAAAGCCCTCACTGGGTCCTCAGGCGTCGCCATCTCGTTGCGAATGTAACCCGCTAGCTTTTTGTCGATCCACTGGTTGAGGGCTCGCTCTGCGTCGCCGGGGTCAGCGACCCATTGCCGCGCTTGCTCAGGCGACCCCAGTCGTTCAAGCTCAGCCGCATACTTGTCAACGTGTGGATTCTTCAACGGCTTCACCGCGTTCTCAACGCTCCCCGCAAGCCAGTTTCCGCCCTTCGGCTTGATCACCATGCCGACGGGCAAGCCCTTGGTCGCTCGGGCCACGGCAGCCAGCGGTCCAGGGGCGTTAAAAACCGCGTCTACGGTGTCGTCGCGCACCCGGGTAGCCATACCCCTACCCGTGGTCAGCGGCTCCCCGTAAGCCAGGCGTTCCAACGTGCGAGCGGTGCCCGGCACCCCCAGCAGGTCGCTCAGCAGCGCGACGGGCGGGTTGGGGTAGCCGAAGGGCCGCCGCGCAAACTCGTCCGCCGAGGACAACAGGCGAGCCAGCGCCCCCAGCCCCGGGCGCACCTGCGGGGTTGCTTGCATGTTATCGGCCACAGGAGCACTCCTTGAGTCGGGTGAGTCCGCCGCGAGCGTAACCTGATTTAACGTGCGGCAAGACTAAGAAAGACCTCTCACTTGTTGACTCATCAACCCAGGGAGAATATTCAGGTAGCACCTCCAGCTCCACACCCGTGTTTTTATACCGGAGAGCATCAATACCGTGACGCCTGGCGTTTTCACGAGCACGCAAAATCCAGGTATTCAGAGCCTGCGGAGACGTAGAAATGATAGTTTCCGAGCTCTCTCCGGCCAGTCGCGCTATAACCGAGTTGAGATCGTCATAGTCTACACCATAAGGCTCGTGAGGAACCTCTATGATCCTGCGCGGATTGTACGCACGCACGTTCGCCCCGGGCCTAGGATACTCGAGCAGCTCGCTTTCAGCATTGGTACCGTAGGAGAAACGAGTAGCTAGGTACTGGTCTAAAGTAGCGTGCGGACCAAGAACATCCCCGAGGTAACGTTGTTTCGGATTGATGGGTTTAGGTTTGAAATCATCACCGACCCATGGCTTAGGCGTACCGTGATAAACTCTAAACGGAGCGTCCGCCTCCAGAATGTCGTAGCCCGCGTATTCCCCCGCCTTGCGCATCTCCGGCAGCGGCAGTATCTTATACACAGAACGATCAGGGCCGTAGTCGATGTGCCGCTTGGCTGGAGCCCCACGTAAAAGCCCGTCCTCGGGCACCCCCAGGTCACCCCACGGCTCGCGGCTGTAGAGCTCCTCGGGCACGGAGCTAGTGTACACTCCGCGCTCGCGCATTGCCGCACGGTAGTCTTCCGGACGGGCGTAAGACCAGTTACTAGGTGCCTCGACGGCGCGACCCAGGTCGTTGATCAACTCATCGTAAGGCGTGAGCTGACCCGCCGCGTCAAGATGAACCACACCCGCCGAATTCCGTCCTCGCCCTAGCACCGCCTGTACATCACCTGGATGCAGCGAGTAGTACCCTCCGGCGTCAGCCGAGTGCGTGTGGAAATCGGCCTGCTTTGACTCCGGGGCGAAGCTCAACCGGCTCTTGCGGGAGGGCAAGACGCTGGCCCCCGAGCCCGCCCGCACAGGCCCCGCCATTCCCCGGGGAGACACCACTACAGCCAGCTCGCTCCCCCGCGCAGAGGGAAGCGAACGCCCTATCTCCTCGCGGGCAACCGCCAAGGGCGAGCTCTCGCGCAAACCAACCGCCCGCGCCAGGTTGCGCCCAGTGCGTAGCGACTGACTCAGCCGAGCCAGCCCTCCCAACACTGGAGCCACCCCCACAGCCGTTCCTGCCAAGAACGCGGGGCCGGCAACAGCACGCACACCCGCGTAGTCAGGATGCTCAACCGAGAACCCGAGCTGGTCCGGCGCGGTACCCAGGAGCGACGCAACCGCAGCGTAGGTGCGGGGGTCGGGCAGCAGGTTCACATCGGACTGCTCGGAGCGTTGCTTTGCGGCTGCGTAACTTCGCGCAGCCGGGTATCCGATATACGCGGCGTCTTCGCTCATCACTCACACCCCGTAAGGGTTAACCCGCTCGCGCGGGGGCGGACGGTCTGTGTCGATGTCCTTGGCTCGCTGCAGCTGGAACCAGCCGTCGTTCTTGAGGTAGATGACCGCCTGAGTGAAGCAGTCGACGTATTCATCATGCTCCGCCACCGGGAACTTGGCCAGCTGGCGCAGGAACGGCTCAGCCCAACTGACCGGCTGCCCCGGGTTCTTGGCTGATTCGGGAATCCACAGGATGCCCAGCTCCAGCGTGGGAGCAGCCTGATGAGCGCGGGCGACCTTATCAGCATTGCCAGGATTATAACCCACTGCCGGCACCCGGGCCAGCCTCAGGTCCTGCAGCAGCGACTGACCGGAGGCCTTAGCCTCCACGAGCACACGGTCCGGACGCCGGGGCTTGACGATCATCCCGCCCTGCGCCCGGGAGTCGCCGCCGTACTCGGCGGTCCAGTCTTCAATGGCTCGCTTGCGCAGCTCGGGGTAGGACAGGTGCTCGTCCCAGGCGTCCAGCAGGATGGCGTTGCGCTCGCCGTTGTGCGTGAAGACCCCCCACACCTCACACCCCGTGGGGTCGCCGGAGGTCTTCTCGGTGAATGCGGTGTCGTACGACTGCAGCACGTATTCCAGCTGCGGCTTGCGCTCCGCCGCAGGCCAGAGTCGGAAGTGCTTGGTCTTCAGTATGCCGCCTTCAGCCGGGGCGGGGTCCTGTGCGAGCTGGCCCGCCGCGCCGTAGCTACCCAGCAGCTGCTTCAGCTCGACGACCGAGTGCTCGTCGAACATCTCCGGCCACAGCAGCTCACCCTTCACGGTGCGGGGGTCGTAGGTGCCCAGGAAGGTCTTGCGCTGCACCCCGTCGTACTCCATCGGGATGCACAGATGGGTGTAGCCCGTCAGGTCGGCCAGGATGTGCCCCGTAACGTCACGCTCGTGCAGCCGCTGCATGACGACCACGGTGCTCGCCCCGCGCGACTGCCCCCGGGTGGAGAGCGTGCGGTCAAACCACACCAGCGCCGACTCCCGCTCGGCGTCGCTCTCGGCCTGCTTGGCGTTGTGGGGGTCGTCCACGATCTTGCGGTCTGGGTGCTCGCCGGTGGCCCGCCCGCCCACCGAGGTCGCCATGCGCCAGCCGCCCTCGGTCAGCGCGTACTTGGTCTTCTGATCCTCGCCCGCCTTGATCTGCACCTGCGGCCAGTTCTCCCGGTACCAGTCGGACAGCAGGATGTCGCGGGTCTTGCTGGCGTCGCGAATGGCGAGCTCTACGCCGTAGCTCGCACCCATGATGCGCAGCGTGGGGTCGTTGGCCCACTCCCACGCGGGCCACGCCACGGAGGTTAGGATTGACTTCATACACCCCGGGGGGATGTTGATGACGAGGTTGCGCACGTCACCCCGCGTCACCGCCATCAAGTGCTCCGCAATCACGTGCAGGTGCCAGTTGTCGCGGAAGTCCTGCCCCGGCTCAATGATGTTGAAGCACTGCCGCGTGAACGACATCAGGTCCCGGCAGGCCTCGCGCCGCGCCCGCTCGCGCCGGATCATGTCCAGCAACACCGCAGGGGCGAGCGGACCGTTCACTGTCCGGAGGCCTTAGAGAGCAGCGCCTGCATCTGCGCCAGCTCGCTGTCGGACATGTTCTTGAGGTCCAGCGCGGCCAGCGTAATCGGCCCGCCGCCAGCACCCGTGTGCTCCTGCGTGATCTTGTCGCCGTACTTCCTCGGCTTGAGCTTTGAAGCGGCCCACTTGCGTGCATCAACACGCAGCCGGTTGCGTGCCACCGCCGTCGCATCCAGCACCAGCTTGACCTCCTCGCCTTCGTGTTTCGTCTCAACAGCCACCTCATCGCTGATGGAGACGATCTCGTCGGCGAGGACTTCGGCACGCTCTTCCCGGGCGCGCGCGTACAGCACCGAGCGTTGCTCGTTGCCGTAAATCCAATCCGACACAGAGGTGTACAGCAAGCCCCTCTCCCGGCAGAACCCTGCCAGGTGCCCTCCCTGCGCGACGTACCCGCAGAGCTCTTCAATCGAGCCCTCGCGCTTGAACCACGGATTGATCTTGGGCTTGACGTCTGTGACCGTTCCCACCACCGCAGGCACCTTCTTACGCTTGTCGTTCATGCTCATAACGCTCTCCATTTTACCGTCTTTACTCCGCCGGAGTGTTCGGCGGAGTAAACCGCAACCCCACGCACAAACACACTACTTTTCCTACCCCGCCGTAAACTCCGCCCGAAACCCCGCCCGCCTTATAGAGAGATCATTATCGGCGGAGTAACCGATAATGACTCTCTTTCATCGCCTATCCTTTACCCCGCCGTCCCACCCGGCGGGGTTTCGCGGGGTAGGCGGGGTAAGTCTGTGATGGAGAATTTGGAGACCTGCTCATCGCTCAAGACCACCGGCTCCAACACCGCCCGCTGCCCCCGTCCGCCCCGGCTCTGACGCAGCACAACGC